GCAGAGTCTGCCCATCTGTATTGTATACCAGTGGTTAAATTGGTAACATATTGCACAGCAGTTTCATTGCCACTGTAGAAGTTTATTCTCCATCTTGTGCCATCGTACTCAATGATATCATTGGCATTGGCAATCAATGGTTGACCTGACATGCTGGCCCACCCAGTTGGGGTTTGTGTATTATCGGTATTTCCTGTACTCTCAGTCAACAAATATCTCTGACCTAGTACCGCAGCGGGTAATCCTTCGCCCGGTGCGCTGACCAATGGATTGATAACAGCATTCACAGGACTCATGGTGTTGGCCGGAGCAGTGTCTGGATCAATTGTGAAAATTAACAATCGATCATCAGCAGGATTAATACTGATATGGCCAATGATGCTTTCATCAGGTGCCCAGGGCTTATCTAGTGTGATATAACTGATACCCGGACGTAGAACTCCGTAAGCATTGATCACACCGGGCCACAATATTTCTGGTGTTTCTTGAACAGGGAAGCTGAACGAATTCAAACTGTTTCGATCTGGATTCAATACTTCACTGCTCTTGACAATCTGTAACTGTCCATCCAGCAATACCACTTGATAATTCCATGGTGTGACTTTGAGACGTGTGCCCAGCAATAGATCATTATTGATAATAGCATTACTTGCATCGCCATAGGCATCGTAAATTGATGCAATCATGCGTTCAACCACGCCCAGTTTCTTGACTTTGGCAGGACTGGAAATCCAGATTGGAACACCGAATGTAAGTGTCATAATGTCAATGGGATTTTCTGTACCTTGTGGAATTGTTCTAGAAGTCCACTGCACACGCTCTAGATCCACCACACTCAGACTGGTCCAGTCAATATAGTTGTCGGTATTTTGTATTTCCAAACTGGGATTGAACAGTGTAGAAATTTGTTCAAACAACTGAAACTTTTGATTGGTATTGCTGGTCCATATGTCCAAGTTAATGGTCATACGATAAGGAACCGGCATCAATCGTTCAATTGTAAATGCATTGCCTTGTGTGGTTTCATAAGAATCGGTGAGTTCGTCATATGTGCGTTGACGAACCTGCATCTTGTTCACATGGTAAGGTTCTTGCATTCTTGGACGGTCATAGTCCAGTCCTGTGATGTAAAAAGTCATCAACGGAGTTGCTGGCAAACTGTTGGCAGAGTTTTGCTGAATAATAGTTTGAGCCTGGCGACTTGCATCTCCATATCGAACCGGAACACGCAATAGCTCAACTGCCAACTGTGGATCGCGTCCATATTCTACCTGAAAGTTACTAAACATTCTAGTAAACTGTAGTAGATATCGCCTTATTTGTTCATCATAAAAATACATTTGCATTGTTAGCTCGATTTCTGTCCAGGTTGTGTTGATGGGTACGGCTTGGGCGGCAAATTGCCTCCTTGATCACCATTGTCGGCCTTGGGTTGCAATGCCTGGCTGAGACTTTGACGACTAGGTATGTTGCCCATGTCTGTTGTTTTCACAGTGTATGTATTGTTGACAAAGCTGGAGCGTAAAGTATTGTTGTCACTACCGGGTGTGAGTTGTGTACGAACATTGTCCTCAATTTTAATCCAGGATGTGCCATTATAACGAAACAAGCGATTGGGGAAATAATCCAATCTCAATGCATACTGCCCCAATTCTGGCATTGGCGGAAATGACACTCCTGCAGTAACCGGCAATCCGTTGGGCGCTTTTCCATCCCCAGTTAAATAACCATCTGTATAACCATCGCCACGAGGTGTAGTATTCATGTTGCTGACAGTTCTTGATGCATCGGAATAAGTGTAATCGGCTGTGTAGGTGCTGGGATCGGCAGGAGTACCGTCTGCATTGGTCGGCACAATATAAAACTTAACAACATCATATCCAGACTTTGGTACCACAGCTTCGGCTTGAATCAAGATAGCATCATTGATTTCAAGATCTTTGGGTCTTGTGCTCATTTGGTCAGTTATAGTTGTGGGATTGGTTTTGAGTTGCCAGTATGCCGGATCCCCAATATCTGTACCAGGCGGCACATTTTTAATAGCGGTGTAGTATTGATTACCGGAATTGACAACAGTTCCTGCAGGATAAAAATTACCATTGTCCCAGATGTTTTCTGGTTCAAAAGGCTGGTCCGTGATTTGTTTGTATTCTTGTGCATTGACCATAGGGGTGGCCTTGATGCGCCACAAGTGAGGCAACCAAGTTTGACTAAAACCTTCTGACGCAAAACTTGCATCTTGTATCACATAAAATTTAGGCAGTGCTTGAGGAATTGCTTCATTCAGTGGGTTGTAATCTTTTAAGTTTGGTACTTCTAGTACATCGCCGCTCATGAGTTTGCGTCCAAATGTGTCAATCATGTTGTTGTAATGAAATGTGATAAACAACGTGTCATTGTTCAAAAACAAGCCAAACTGTGTTAGGTCAAAATCAATATCTTGTGTGCGATATACACCACGCATGACATACACATCGGGGTCATATGCACGATCTCTATTTTCCAACAACAACAGGTCTTCAATAAACAACGGATCTGAACTGGAGTATTTGGGCAAAGTAGCATCAGCATTGCCTGTGTCATCTTTGACAATTGGACCCATGTATTTGTGTACATATAGGTCTACACCGCCCACAGTGAACATTTCAGATATGGTACGATCAAAAAATTTGTAATCGTTTGTGCGATTTGGACGGTATAGGCTTAGACGTGGCATAACTATTATTTATGGACCTAACATTCTTTGATCTTCGTCATCGCATTGTTTTTGTAGACTACCCATTGGCTTGTCATGGGTTTTTTCTAACAGGAACATTGAACTCTTTTTTGTATTCAAATCATACCAGGGATTTATCAACAACTGGCAAAAATTTTCACAAGGTGGGCCTGGTTCCTAGATTGATTCATAAACCAGGAGATCTAAAACAGAACCTAAATGATGTCATGATAAATCATGACATGAGAGAATTTCCAGGTGATGATATTATTTTTTGGCCCATACATTATTCAGCAACCAGTCAACCTCGTGGAGGAATTGAGTGGTTTCCTGTAGTAGAAATATATATTAATCCGTCCAGTTGGTACAGACAGTTTGTAAATTGGTGGTTTAATGTTGGTAAAACTCCTAAAGAAAAAATATTAAACACAGATTTTTTTATCAAAAACTTCAATACAATTTGTTCAGAAATCAATATGGAAATTTTTGATGACCCAATGCAGGGCCCGTTGGTATACAATCCGGATACTCATGAATTTACCCTGGAAGAAGTAATAAACATTATTGAAACCAGAATCTTGTGCGCCCACAACTATGAATACAATCTAGAAAGTTGTATAGGGCTAACAAGATTACAACAACTGCCCTCTCAAAGAGTTTACAGTATTGAATTAATGACCATGTACAACAAACCAGAGTTTGTTAATGCAGTTCAAAATGTGTTTGAGTTTGTTGATCGCCCTGTGCCCGATTCTGCAAAAATAGAGTTCTTATGGGAATCGTTTATAAAACAGCAAATACAACCAGAAGAAATTGAGCAGCATCCCATACAATTGGCATACAATAGTTTTGTTAACAAATGTACTAAGAAAAAATGTTCAGCATAACCAGTTGACCAGAACACTTTGATATGCTATAATTGTGTTGTAATTGAAATTAGGAGACCCAATGGTTGTTGCAAAATCCAAGCCTGTCGCAGTGGCTAAGCCCAATGTCAAACCCTTGAATCCGCGTAGTCCGGACACAAATCACCTGGGCATGGAACCAATCTGGGCTAGTCAACCCACAGATGGTCGTGCTGCTCGACTGAGTCATGCATTCAGCTGGTACAATTATTTCTACGGTAAAAAAGAATCCAAATTGATGATTGTGGATTGGCTGGAACGCCATGATCGCAAAGACCATGCAAGAAAAATTCGCAGTGTGCCTGACAGCCAGATTCGCCTGACCACAGGGTGGTTGTGCCGCATGAGCACAATGGGACTGGAGTTGACCGAACATGAGCTGATTAAATTGGAAAATTTAATCCAGGATTTGTTGGCAGTGACTGAGGTCGAAACTGATGAAACAGAGGAAAACTCAGATGCTCCTATGGTAGCAAAGATCACAATTCAAGATCGCTTGCGTGAAAAAATGAGCGAAACCGCAGGTGACATTGATGGGTTGTTTGACGAATTTGTTGCGGCCAATGCCAAAGTAAACATGCAATGGCAACCTATTGCAGTATTGCGTGGACAGAATGTGGCTCCTCAAATGGTCAGTAACATTGCAACAATTTGGAAACGCAAGTTGGCTGAATTTGAAGCTGTGCTGGAGGGCAAAGACTCTCAACTGGTTGAGGGCTACAGCCACATTGGCAAATTGCAAATGAAGCAATTGGTAAAGTTTGCTGAGCAGGTGATTACAGACTGCTCAAACTATGTGCAGATCAAGAAAGTTGAACGCAAGCCACGTGCCAAGAAAGCAGTGAGCCCAGAAAAACTCACAGCAAAGTTCAAGTATCTCAAGACATTCCCAGATCTTAAATTGGTATCAGAGCCTGCTGTAAAACTGGTGGATGCTACAGAAGCTTGGCTGTATGACACTGCAAAGCGCAAACTAATCCATGTGGTTGGTGACGCACACCGTGGAAGTTTTACAGTCAAGGGCAGTGCTATCATTGGGTTTGATACTGGATCTAGCTCGCAAAAAACATTGCGTAAGCCAGCAGAACAAATCAAAGCAATTATGTCAGCAGGAAAGCCGGCGGCACGTAAGGTATTCAAAGAAATCAAATCTACAGAAGTTAAGTTTAATGGACGTGGTAACGACAATCTAGTGATACTACGGGCCTGGTAATTGGCTAAATATTGGGGACGGAGTCCCCAATGGCTGAAACTGCACTAACACTTACTGACCTTAAAAACACTTTATTCGATTATGTTCGCTTGACACTAGGCGACGGCATAATTGACATTGAAGTAGATCCTGCACACATGGAAGCGGCATACTCTCGAGCCCTTGGCGTTTATCGTCAACGGGCTCAAGCCGCGTATGAAGAAAGCTACAGCTTCATGCAGTTGGTCAACAACTTGAGCATTTATACATTGCCTCAAGAAATTGTGCAAGTGCGTCAAATCTTTCGAAGAACTTTTGGTATTGCTCAAGGCCCATTTGGCAGTAACTTTGATCCGTTTAGCCAGGCACAAATGAATGTGTACTTGATAAACTTTAACCAAGCAGGCGGCCTTGCTACATATGATTTTTATTCACAATATGTTGAACTGGCTGCTCGTATGTTTGGTGGTTTTATTAACTACACATTTAATCCTGTGACCAAAAAACTTCAACTAATCAGTCTTCCTAAAGGATCTGGGGAAGAAATATTGTTGTGGACATACAATCTTAAACCAGAAACAAACCTGTTGCAAGATTATCAAATTAGTCAGTGGATTAGGGACTACACAGTGGCCGCCACCAAAATGATCATTGGCGAAGCACGTGAAAAGTTTTCAACTATTGCAGGCCCACAAGGTGGCGGTACTTTAAACGGCACTGCTATGAAAAGCGAAGCACAAACCCAAATTGATGCGCTATTGCTACAGCTTACAAACTACGTAGATGGAAGTCAACCACTGACATTTGTTGTTGGATAAACTGAGATTGCACAAATCTAAAAAATCAGCTATACTTGATGTATGGCTGATCTTATGATAGATATCGAAGGACTGGGCACTGGCCCAGATACCACAATTTTAACAATTGC